TTAACTGGGGTTTCTCCAACGCTCATCAGGATTGAGTTTACAGCATCTAGTTCGGTAGACACTCCGTAAGGTATTACTGCCATAATAAAAAAGGGGGACTGAGCCCCCGTATAGAATAAAAACTTATGAGAAAGCTGCTGGCTTTGTAGTTGTTCCTGCGAACAATTCTACACAAGCTGCTGGGTTCACATAATCTGCTCCCATAGCCATGCGTCCTAGGATGACATCGCCTTGGTAAACAACAGAAACATCACCAGAAGTTACTTGAACCTGTGGCCCGATTGTTTCTACTACACCTGCAGCTTCTCTCTGGAAGATTAGCCCGCATGTGTTTGCAAAGTTAGAGGCAGCACCGTAGTTCTGACGAGCTCCGTAGTTGTTGCCTGTAGCTGTATTAGCTGTTTCAATACCTTCAGATACAAAATCACCTGTGTTGCCAGGGTCTATTGTAGCAAGGTCAGTGCCAGCTGAAGCACCACTTGAAGGTGCATACTTAGTACCATACTTAGAGAAGAATGGAACGTTCATTGATTTGTAGATTTGGATACCTGCAATTTCAATTACTCCGTTACCAGACTGAAGTGCTGTACCTTGTACGTCTCTGTTAATTAGACCGTTTGAACCAGCACCTTGTATAAGTGCGTAGTACTGTCTAGGGTTAAGTACGGCAACCCGACCATCATCAGAAACTCCTTTTTCGTCAAGAGCTGCAGCAGCATCATAGAAAGCTGTTACGAGCTTTTGATCGTCAAGAGCATCATCAGCGTCAGAACCTGCACCAACTTGAATTTGGGTTCCACCTGGCTCTTCAAAGTTGCTGAGTGATACTGGAGAAGCCTGTCTAGCTCCTTTAGCAATAGCTCTGAAAATTAATCTATCATACTTTTGAGCAAGAGCATATCCAATCTTCTTGGAAATTTCGCCCCTCAACTCATAGTGTGCTAGTGTTTCATCTAGCTCATATACAAAAGCCGAGCTAATTAATAGGTCATCGACTGTAATTGTTTTTTCTGCTACAGGTGGAGTTTTGTCAGAGTTTCCTAATATACTGTTTCCTGGAGTGTGGTATTCCGCACTTGTACGTCCAGTATAGATGAACTGTAGACTCTTTCCGTTTGTGAGTGTACGCTTCATAACGAGATCTCTTGCGATTGTCTCTCTTTGGAAGCCAGTAAACATCTCACCTGAGAACAACTTTAAATATAAATCTCTGTTGTTCGTTGCGTTTGTCGCTGTGTTAATCCTACCCAGAAAGGTTTGTGAAGCAGGATTGTTTGTTGACTGTTGTGCCATTATTTTGTAAGGTTATATGTATCGTCTCTAGATCTAGAATTATAGGAATCTTAATTGTTTCAGCTAAGACTCAAACTGCTTGTGGTCTATCCCACCGTCATGACGGCATAAGGTGTCCTCCTTAGAGGGCTCATACCAAATGTAGAGGGAGGCATTGCACCTCCCGTGTCGCTTAACGAACTACTTTATGTAAATGATAATTTGGTCGTTTCTCTGTCATATGCGTTTGAATGTGACTTAATTCTAAAGCCCCCATTACAATAGCTAATCCAATTATACTGAACCAAATTGCTCTGTCATTCATTTGATAATTTTAGTGTAAGCAACGCCACGATATACGTAAGTTACTGTCATGGTAAACTCCCATATACCAAAGCCCCGTTCCATGCTTTGGTGTCATGCGTCCCGAAGGATGAACGGACGTGGCGTTTGTGGATTATAAAATTCCAGGTATGATTTGACCTGTTGTTAGGTATGTACCTACAGCTATTACGAACCCTAGCATAGCTAGTCTACCGTTTAGCTCTTCAGCTACATGCCATTTATCGCCTTCGTGGTTGTGGTGTGTCATTTTTTTCTTCGTTTGTGGTTGTAGTTAATTCTACGTGAACTTGTTTTGGTTTTTCTAAACCTTGATTTTTCACCCTTAGACATCTCTTTAGTAGTCTTTGGTGTTTTAGAGGAGACTCTACGAGATGGACGACAAGCGGGGTAGCCTTTACGCTTTTCGCCTTTCTGTCTGCCACATGGCTTACCAGTTTTTACGTCCACCCACTTCTCTTTAAACCATCGTCTTAGACTCATTTTCTCTTACCTCTAGTATATCCTTTTGCAGTTTTACGTTTACCACCAGACTTGACCTGTCCTTTACATACCTTAACAGCGTATGCGTTAGCGTATGCAGAGGGGTAAACTTTGAACTTTCTTTTAGCAGCCGCTTTTCCTCTGGGGCATAGTTTAGCCATTACTTTTTCTTGCCCCCGTGTTTACAGCCACACTTAGAACCTTTCTTGTGTGCCATTATACTTTACCTTTTTTATTTTTCTTGCTGTAGTATAACAGAACATCTTTTTTGTCTTTAGTACTATGAGGCCCTTTACCAGATAATCTCTTGTTAGCGTCTCTAATATTCTTTGGCACTCCAAAAAAGTCTGCAGCAATTTGTTGGTTAACTGAGTTAACTTTGTTTTTTCCGTTTAGTCTAGCCATTAGCATTTCCATCTACGTAAAGCTAGGGCTTTCCTTGTAGGTCTACCCTTCTTATCTTTCATTGGCCCTTTGTTACCTTTCATGCGAGCACAAAAAGAACGCTTACGAGCACCACCCCCAGGCTGTGGAGCCTTGAGGTTAGAGCCAGTTGCTCGATTATATTTAGCTCTGCCCTTAGCAGTAAGCCCACCCTTGCGGGATTTCTCACCTCGACCTAAAGACAGACTTACGCTTTTCTTACGAGCCATTACTTCTTCTTCTTGTTACCTAAGATTTTCTTTTGTACTGTTTTTGGTAACTTAGATAAACCTTTGTTCATCTTCTTACCGTTACCTTTTTTCATTCCTTTTCCGTAATGTCCAGGCATTGTGTGTCTCCTATACTTTTAAGTTTGATGCGGATAGTTTTCTTAGAACATCATCTCTGAACGCTTCGTCAGTTTGATATTCTGGTTTGTTCATGTCTCTGACAACCTCTGCCATACTTCTGTAGTTTTCAGTAGATGACTCTTTACCAGTGACTATGCGGGAGTCTCTTCCCTGTGAATCTTCGTATTGTCCCATAAGTGCTTTGACTGCAAATTTTATAGCTGATTTGTTGGCTGTGGCTAGAACATCATCATAGTTCTTAGCATCTTCTTTTGATAAGTTATTACCAGCCCACTCCATTAAGGCATCATAACCTTCTGAACCACCAGCTACAGCTTTTACTTCATCAACTTCAGACTCTGATAATACTGGCTCTGCATCTTGTGGGTATCCTAGTTCACCACGTAGACCCTTCAAGTATGCTTCAACCATTGGTCTACTTAAACCAGCTTGACCAAGTTTGTCATACATTTCATCAGATAAAGTACCATTGTTGTTATCAAAGTACTCATTCATTTCAAATGGGTCTATACCATTTTCTTTGAATGTTTCACCTAATTTTGTACCATATACTTCATTAGCTGTATCATAATTAACAGAGCCATCATCACTATAGAACTCATATTCTGTAGCTGGTTCTGATGTATCTTCAGCTGTTTCTGTAGGCTTGTCACCTAGTTTTTTTTGCAGTTCATTGTAAGCTGCTTCTAAATCTTCAACACTTTTATACTTACCAGCAAGCATCTTATCTTGCTTTGCCATAAGTTCTTCACCGATTTTAAGAGACTCAGCCTCTTTTTCTGCGATTGCTTGTGCTGCTACAGGATCATCGGAAGTGTCGTAGCGGATTGTTTCTGCCATAGTTATTGTGGTGGTTGTTGTGTTCCTATCGCTGATAATGACTCAACTAATTCTGGATTCTTATCAGGATCCATCAAAGGAGTACCAGCGAGTTGACCAGCTTGGTCTGTAAGTGATTGCATCTGCTGTGCTTGCATAGCTTGTTGTTGCTCTGCATTTCTTTCATCCATAGTTTTAACAAGGTTGAGTATGTCAATTCCTTGTGCCGCAGCAAGACGTTTAATAGCCTCATCAGCATTTACAAATTGTTGTAAAGCCTGTGGCCCCATAGTCTGTGCTATGGTAGTTATAAATTGTATTAATGATTCTCTATCTTGTCCTCTTCCAAGTGCATTAACACCTGCTACAATAGTGGGTTTAACTAGATTTCCAGGTATGCTAGGTATCTGTTTTGATCTAGTAAGAGTGTGCATCTTACGGTTGAGGTAGGGTATGAGGAACTCTGTAGTTAACAAGCTGAAGAGCCCGCCAAGCTGTCTCTCTAGTTCCATCTGTGTCATACGAACTTCCTCTGCCGTAGTACGTTCAGACTGGCGTACAGTTAGGACTAGAAAAGCCTCAGCTAATCTTTTTTCTAACGTGTTAATCATTTGATATGCAGTCTGGAAATCGGCAGTTTTACCTACTTGTACCACACCAATATCATCTGGTCTACCTTGTATGATAGCACCATTACCTGCGTTTGCAAGAGCTGCTGGTTTAGTCACACTAGAAGGTGACACAGTAAACACAACTTTAGCTGCTGCGGCACTACCTTCAACGACAGCTTGCATCAATGCCTCTAAAGATTTCAAGTCCCCAAGGAACTCTTCAACCCTAGAACGTCCGTAATCTTCTCCATCTACAGTTACAAAACGTAATGGGAGCCAAGGACTTTTGTCTTTGGGTGCTTTACCTACACTATCAGGTATGATTGTATCTTTAGCTTCTTGATGCCAACGCCAACCGTTATCGTATAACTTAACACATGTATATACATCTACATCTTTAGTACCTTTGTAGTCACCTTTAGAGTCATCGTTAGGACTATTCTCTTCCTCAAGTTCGGGTAGACCTAATAGTTTTTTACTGACTCTTTCTTTAGTTACTATTTCGATTACATTACCAGTACCATCTCTTTCAACTACATATCTGTTAAGAGGGTATACTTTCATACCATCTTTACTCATAAACAATAAAGCATTACCTGTGACAACTAAGTGTTTCAAGGCAGCAAAGATTTGTACTCTGTCTGTGGAAGCTGCAATGCTTTCCATAATCATACGTTCTATTTTTGCAAAGCTGAGATCTAACTCACTTTTTGCATTGGGTGGTATCTCTACACCCAGTTTAGAATCGTCTAGCTGTAATTTAAAGAAACTTGTAGAGGGAGGGAGTAATCCTAGCATGAGCTTTGAACTCAAGGTGGTTACTCCTTTGGCTCCCACTGACTGCCAAGGTGTTTGAAAGCTCTGATATAAAGCATCACCTTCATTACGCATAAGCAGTGTTGGTATGGTTAGTTCCGAACATTCGTAAGCAACATTTAAGAACTGTTCACGGTGACTAGATAACTCGTTGTATCTTTGCCGTGCGTTTTTCATTAGCCTCCGTATGTGCCTCCACCACCACCGCCAGTAGAACCGCCACCAGTACTTACACCTTGTTTAGTTGTTATACCTGATAAGCCACCAGATGTTGGTTTCTTAGTCTGTAGTTGAGTGGTTCCTTGTTTAGCTGCAGTCTTAGCAACTTTCTTAGCTTTAACTTTTGCCTTTTTCTTAGTCTGATCCTCTCCAGTAGGAGCTGGAGTAGGAGCTGATGGCATCTCTGTAGGAGCCGATTGAACAGGCATTGGGGGTGGTGGGGTAGTTGGGGGAGCTGGTGTTGGTGGGGTCGGTTGAGAAGGTCTACCTCCTCCAAATAAATTTGAAATTAGTCCTCCGCACATAATTATTCTCCTTTTAATTTTTCTTTTAGTATGCGTATAATTGATAATTGACCAGCTCTATAAGATATTTCTTTCTCCGATAGGGTGTGGTCTGGAAACTTGTCTGGGAACTGTTCATCCAGTTCATCAACAATGACTTGGATTCGTCCCCAATCAAGCGTACTTGGGTAAATTGGTGTTGGCATGTTCAAAAAATGCGGGCATGCGAGCTCGTTTTGTGTCGGCAAGCTGAGGAGCTTTACCTTCATACATAAGACGGTCACTTGAATCCGTCCAAAACTTTCTGCTTAAATATTTGTTAGGTGCTATATCAGCCAATGGTTCAAAAATCCAATTAATTGTAGCTTTCCTAAGTTTGTCCAAAGAAGAGCTAGGGCGTAAACCCATATCAGCACAAACCAAACTGTTGCAAGCGACATGAATTTGCTCATCTCTGGAAATATCAGCCGATACTGTCC